GTGCGCGCCTGCGCATCACGATGGCGCTTTGCAGACGCCTCGTTGGCCTTCTCGTTCACGTAAGGATCAGACACTGTCGTCGGCGCGGCCTGCTCATATTCGCTATCAAGATGGGCGAATGCGTGGCCGCATGCGCGTATAAACACAGGCAGCGCGATCGGACCGATCAGCGCCTTAAGCTTTGCCATGCTTTCAAAATCATGATGCTTAAAAGCGACCTGCTGATAGCCGCCGGCCTCCTTGTCACGTATCTTTTTATCAACCGCTTTGTTTGACGAAAAGTCGGCTATCGCATCATCCTCGCCCACAAAGAGATCGACACTGGCCTGACCAGGTGCGCCCTTCTTGCCGTAGCGATAGAACACGGCCGAGTTACCATTCGCCATCAGCACCTGAACGATGTGATACGACTTGGTCCCGCCTTTGTGATCGAAGGACCACGTTTGCAGTTTACCAGGATAACAGTCTGACATTTTTCGCTCCTGAAAAAATCATTGCTTACTTAACTTATAACATGATCGTGCGAGGGTTGATCGAGGCGTGTCGTGGCAAGATCAGGCGTAAGGGTTACGCAGCCGCAGTCTGATATCGACCGCCGGTGTCCAAACCTGTGCTGCGTGAAAAGCGGCACGCACAGTTGTGGCAGGCACTTCGTTTGGATCTTTACCTTTGGGCAACAAAGCGATCCGCGCGACCAGACCAATGCCAGTGAGAAGCTTGCCGGCGTTTAGCGCTGCAACAAGTGCGCTTGGTTCCCCGTCCCACATGATCGTGACGATCTTTAAACCGCGGCGCTTGAGCGTGTTGAAGCGGCCCAGCTGGTCGTCTGCGTTCTGATCACCGTAAGACAGGTGCTTGCCGAACGATCCAACAGGAACGATGTGACGTGTGGCCTGATCGTGATCGAGGGCAATCTTGATCGCGGCCACGTCAAAGCACCCCTCGCCCATCGCTGCATGATCGGTCGCAAGCACGTTTTGACCGTTGAGCAAATAGCGCCCCGTTCCAGGCAACTCTGACGGAAACAGATACTTGCGCGTTGAGGTGTCGGTTAGATCGCGCCCTTGAAACGTCTTGAGTTCACCGTCCAGATCGAACACAGGAATAATGATACGGTTCGTAAAATTCTGGGTTTGAACGACACCTTCTGCGTCCTTGTATTTCCACCAGCCAAACTCGCACCAGCGCAGACCAAAGTATTTGGCGATATCACCATTGAAACCACGATCTTCGAGATACTGGAGATTGGCGCCATCCTCTGTCGGCAAGGGACTGCTCGATGGCAGCTCCACTTGACCATAGTCGATCGCCGCCATAGCGACCCGTTTAGGCCGCCAACCCTGCTCTGTGAGTAACTCGCGCAAGACCACGAACGTCTGACCCCAGTCGGCGTCACCATGCCCGTATTGCGCATGAACGAACGATGCCTTGTTGAAGCCCTTACCACACACAAAACAGTTGCCACGACCACTGTCGGTGCCGAAATACATGCGCCAGCGATCGTCGCCGCAGTCTGGGCAGCTCTTGATTTGCAGCTGCTCGCCCGAGACACCGCGCGTGACCCGATACGGGATGCTTTCGCGCTCAAGCAGAAACTCCATGTCGAGTTCAGCAAGGAGTTCGTCATTTTCCTCTTTACTCATCCTACCCTCACCATAGGAAGACCAGCGTGGTCGACTTTGTGACGCATATCGCGTGTTCCATTGCCGCCCGGGAAGGCCACTAAGATCGTTGGTTTACCTTCGCGCAGCATCTGCGCATTGCGCACACGACCCGCCATGTTGCCGTAGCGATCCCAGTCTTCATTCGAGATTGGAAACCTCAACACATCTACGCCGCGTGACTTCGCCCACTGTCCCGCCATCGTATCAGCGCCTCTCGCGCCACCATGAATGACAACATCGATCCCAACTTCTATATGAAGCTGGTCGAGCGCGTCGTAGAGCATCTGGGTTTTACCGAACTGGCGCCCACCTGTGATCAAGACACGCATTATTCGCGCCCCAAGACTTTGGTTAAGAATTGCATCTTGGACCTGTCTTGTTTGATCCTGATCGTGAAGCCATCTTCTGTGTTTCGTGACAAAAGCCATGTAAGGCGCGCTTCGCCGGCAGCTTTCTCGGCCTCGGTGGCATTCAAGCCGATCAGAATGTCTGCGGTCCGGGCCTTGTTCCAGTCGTCACCAATGTCGGTCGCCTTAGCCGTTGCAGCCTTGGCGCCTTCGCGGTTCGTCTGGGTCGCGGTGAGCAATGCCACATTCTGTTCGTGCGCAATGGCGCGCAGGTCAATGTAGATCGATCGCAGGTTATCAATCGTGTTGTCGGAGCGGTATTCGGCCGCCATAATATCGGCGTAGTCAACGACAACCAGATCAAGCACGATGCCATCTGCGCGGTATGCGTCGATTGCGTTGTTCAGCTGACTTGGTTTGAGCAGGCCAGACGGAAAGTCGCGCATCTTGAACGCACCAGCGCCGACGTGGATCTTGCGAATAGCATCCGCGACGTCTTGGGGTTTCTTGTGCAGATCGCGCATCATTGTGTTGGACAGCGCCGCGTCGAGCCGGTCTGCGATGATAATCTTCGAGACTTCGCATGACCCGTAGAATGCATTGTAACCTGCAAGCGAGGCGTTTTTGGCAAAGTCACCAAGTGAGAGCGATTTACCTGATTTTGCAGCCCCCATAATCAGCGACAGTTCTTTGCGCCCCCACCCATAGTGATAGAGATATGCATCGAGCGGCGCGTAACCGGTTGTGATACCGTCTCTGACAACCTTGCCGGCTAGAATATCCTCGCGCACCTTTGTGCGGCTCTCGATCTCGCCGAAGTAATCGTAATCGTCGCTGCCTTCGGTTCCGCCAACAGCAAGCGACTTGCGCATCACCTCTGCGATCTTGTCAAACTGCCCCTTTTCGAGCAGCGGCAGTGCGGTCATAATACCTTGCTCGATCGCCTGGTGCTTGGCAAAGTCTGTGATCTTCTCGGACACATATTTCGGGTTTGACAGATCAGCCTTGAACGCACCGCGTATCACATCTTTGACACCGTCGAGCGTATCAGTGCGCACCCGCTTGGCTGCAATCTCGTCTTTAAGGATTTGCGGCCAAGAGCCGAGGTCCGGCACAGCGTGATAATTCTTGATATGCTCCTGCACGATGCGAACCATATGACCGAGCGCATCTTCTGTAAAATATTCAGGCTTGATCAGATCCTTGGTTTTCATCGCGAAGACGGTATCGCGGATAAACAGGTTCACGATTTTGCGCTGGAATGCGGTGTCAAAGTCGTATCGGGTCGTCTCTTCGGACTCGCTCATTTTGGCGCCTCTGTTTTGATTGTTCCGTCAGCACTTACTTAGTGCGCAAGTTAATATAACAGACTGCTACTAGGCTTGCTCAAGGTAATACGTGACACGCTCGAAATCCGCTTCGGGCATACGTGCGCACACATTATCGAGCGGCAATCTACCCTCACCGACAAAGCGGGCGAGCATGAACTGACCGTTCTGGCGCAGCGCTGCTTGGCTAAACAGCCATTCGTGATATGCGTTTTGTGGCGCCGTTCCAACGAAGTTCTCAACCAGATAGGCTGGGTGTTCCGAGAAATACAAAGCCGACGATTGCAACTCTTCCCAGCGCAGCTGCACCTTTTCGACGTCCCATTCGTGATAGAGGTGTTCAGGGCGTGGCAGGTGTGCGCGCTGCCAGTGGCGCAGTCGAAATTCCATCGCAAGTTCGATATAGAGAAGGTATGGCATGCCGAGCGCATCTGCGATCTGACGGCCGCGCCAGTAGCCGGCGAAGGAGCGTTTCATCTTGACGTTATTTTCGTTCAAGCCTTTCTTAGCGCTCTCCCCGTTTACAAGGTGCAAATGCTCACCCCGTTCCCGGTCAATCTGGCGCATGTAAACCTTGCGGTAGACCTCGCCAAAGGCATCGATGTAGGCAAGCGTCGCGTCGAGCGGCGTCATGTGCCGGTAATCAAACCACTTAGTCTGAAACAAATCGAAATCAAAGTCTTGAAGTTTTTTGGAGATAAACGCTTGGACGTAATAGTCGCTCTCAAGCGGATCTGATCTGCCGTTGTCGTGTGTTGTCATAAAGGAAGTAATTAGCATGCACGTCTCCTGATGTTGCTTGATTTATAACACTTCGAAGACGGACTGATCGAATGAGTGCGCGGTCTGTCACGGGCGATTCTGATGCGCCGTGACAGACCTGCAATCCTAGTTTTCGTAGGCTTCGATAATCTTCTGGACGATATCGTCGCGAACGATGTCTGCTGAGGTAAAGTTTACAGCCGAAAAACCATCGATAGTGGAACAACGAGCAAGTGCATCGGGTAAGCCAGACTTGCCCTCCGGTAGATCGCTTTGTCGAATATCGCCGGAGATGATCATGCGAGATCCTTCGCCGATACGCGTCAAAAGCATTTTCATCTGGATCTTTGAAATGTTTTGCGCCTCGTCGACCAAAATCCACGCATTTTTGAAGGTCATACCGCGCATGAACGCCAAAGGCCGCGGTTCGATGATCTTCTTGCGCAAAAGGTATTCAACGTGACCAGAGCCAAGACGCTCCTCCAATGCATCGATGAACGGATCAAGATAAACGGCGTATTTCTCTTTCAAATCACCTGGCAAAAAGCCTAACTTCTCGCCTGCCTCGACGGCTGGCCGGGTTAGAATGATCTTATCGATCCGCTTTTCGCGCAGTTGATCAGCCGCCATAGCAGCCGGCACCCATGTTTTACCCGTTCCGGCCGGACCTGTGCCGAAGGTGATGCGGCTTGAGTTGATCGCGTCCATATATCGACCCTGCGGCTGGTTGAGCGGCTGAATCGGCTTTGTAGATGCGATCTTCCGAGGTGCGCCTTCTGAATCGTCCGACTGTGGCGACTGATCTACCTGATTACGTGCATCGGATCGGCGCTCTTTGCGGCGCGTCTTACGAAACGCCGTTGCTTTGCTTTTGGACATTGTAACTCCAGATTGAGGGTTCTGATTAAGATTAGCGCGAATGGAAAAACAAAGTAAGCGCTTACTTTATCAGCTGGGCAAATATATCGATTGACTACCGAAAACTAGGTTTTAGGTTGATCGTTCCGACCGACATAACCATTGGCGCGTCGGGCGAAAGCTGAGCCCAGATCATAAACGGATAATCCTTACCCTCTTCCAGAACATTCAAAATGTCAGGCAACAGATTGAACTGAAACAAGCCAGACGGCTCGTCCGCCAAGACGGCATTTGACGTGACAAGAATATCTAACAGAACACCCTTACGATCTCTGGTCCCGATTTCCATTGTCAGAGTTTGCAAAGACGGCGTCTCGATTACGCCACCCTGGTCGTTCTGAGCCAAGTAGTCGATAACGACAGCTTCGCCTTTGAACTTTGAGTTAATTGTGAACTTGGTAGCCATCTTATTCCCCTTAAGGTTTTCCAGAAAATCGTTTGATGTCGTTTTCGATTATGCCGCGAGCCTGAATGGCTTGCGGAAGAGTTTCGGTGCGATTTATCACCCCAGAGTGACAACCGGTGTGGGATAGATCACCAGAGTGCGCGCCCTGCTCGCTGAGAGCGCCTGTGGTGCGTCCGATAGCGCTTAGTGTATCATTTGAACCCAGCGCTCGTATATCGCCTGTATGACGCCCGTAGGCACTCAGGACACTGTCTGTAATTCTAACATATTCGCTTCTCAGACCTAGCGCCGCGCCGGAAACGCTAACTCCGGATATGGAAGCGCCACGAACAGTGGCTTCTGATGTCGCTTGACCCAAAATCTCATGCGTATGCGGCCGCATGAATGATGTATTCGAAACCCGGGCGGCAGCGCTGCTAGAGATATCAATAGCGCCGGAGATGCTAAGCTTAGTAGCAACCGAGCCCTGGCCGGAGCCTGACATGATTAAGGACTGATCCGATCGACCAGCAATGGCGCCGGTGCCATGCGCAGAACCATCAACACTTATGAAATCAACCGCTTGAGATTTTGCAGGCGTATTGACATGCGCAGAGCCATCAACACTTACGAAATCAACCGCTTGAGATTTTACAGAGGCGTAAGCAATGGCGCTGCCAACAAAATCAAGTTTACCCACGGTCGTGACGTCAACAGGGTTAAGCGCCACACCTTCAGCAGATCCCGTAATAAAGACGGTGTCATCCAACGCGCCCGAAATGTTTGCGGCGGCCAAAGCTTCACTATCGGTATCAAAACCAAGCCCAATCGCAAGACCTTTTGATGTAGTTCTGGATAGGGCAGATCCTGTGACGGTATGGATCGAGGCGGCAAATCCTAAAAGACCAACCATTCCGGATACCGGCGTGGCGGTAATCGAAACGTCACCAATGGCGCCGACATCAACGTGAACATCGACAGTCAAAGACCCTTCGATACCGACAAGTCCTACCGCGGCACCTTCTCGACTGGTTATACCTGTGAGAGATTCGCCTGTGACCGTGTGCGATCCGGATGATGCTGCGGAGACCAAAGCGGACGACGTGGTGATACCAGAGACGGCGATCGCATCCTCGGACGTCACGTCCACCTCAACGCCAACGACCGCCGTGCTGATGACCGCAAGTGCGCCCGTTGAAGACGCGACAAGATTTAAACGGCCTAATGACGCACCGGTCAGCGCGATAGCATTTGACGATGTCGCGAAGACACCGGCCGAGGCACCAGTGGATCCTACGATGAGTATTTGGCCAGAAACAGCCAGTGCAAGGTCCGTTTCGCCAAGCGAGGCGCCTGTGACAATGACCACATCACTTGCTTCTACGGCAATACCTACATCGGAAGCCGAAGAGCCAATAAATTCAACAGTGTTGCTTGACGAAGCGCCAAGAGCCGAAACGGCCAAAGTTGCGCCCGTGAAATCAATTGAACCCGAAGATGTAGCAACGATCGCAGATGTGCCAGATGTAGAGCCGGCAAGATCGATTACGCCCGCCGCTTCTACGGAGACGGGTGCGGCACCATTCGATGAGCCGGCGGTATCAACCGTGTTAATCGAAGCGCCTGAGAGTTCTACTTTACCGAACAATACGCCCGTGAAGTCGACCACGCTAGACGCAGAAGCCCCGAAGCTAGACTTGCCACCAGACGCGCCTGTCAAAGTGGTCGAGCCTGTCGTCGCCGCTATCAGGTTCACTTCGCCTTCTAGAGAACCAAAGAACGTGACGGTATCTGTTGCAGAAACAGAAAGATCCAGATTGGCCGTTGCGGCACCTGCGAAACCGACGCCTCCAACCGACGTGGCCGAGAAGATCGCCTCGCTCTCTGCCGAGCCTGTCAGTGTGACTTCGCCGACGGATGTCGTAACGATGTCTGCCTTGGAGACCGCAGAACCAGTGACAGCAAGTGCGCCCGTCGCTGCGGTGGAAAGACTTACGGCGCTTTCAAAGGTGCCGTCGAGTTCGAGGGTGCCAATCGAAGTTGCGCCAAGGATCGCAGTGGCCGCCGAAGCACCCGAGAGAACAACTGCGTCTGTCGATGCCGCGTTTACATCAACGTCGCCAGCCGCGCCGCTCGTAACACCAAAGATGCTTTCAGATGTCGCGGTCAGTCCCGTTGCGACAAGAGACGCGCCGGACACCGAAAGTGCAGCGGATGAGGCGGCCGCAACATCGATAGATCCGAAAGACGCACCCGCGACTTCTAATGCACCTATCGATGTTGCGGCCAGGTCGACAAAACCAGAAGACGAACCCGTTAGCGCAAGTCCGCCTGACGCAACTGTTGCCAGAACAGAGTTGCCTTCAGAGACGCCTGCGAAACCGATGCTACCGGAGGACATCGCAATAATAGAGTTGGAAGTTTCAGATGCGCCATTAAGGCTAAGCGAGCCTTGAGTTGTGGCAACAATATTTACATCGGCCGCGAGCGGGCCTGTAAACTCCAACAAACCTGCCGCTGTCGCAGAGAGGCCAGTTTCGGCAATTAATACGCCGAGGAAACTCACAGTTGTTACAGCTGTCGTCGCAATATCCGTCTCACCGACCGACACACCCGAAAGCGCGAACAGACCGTTTGCCGAACCTATTGCCGGCTGGACATAACTTTCGTCCTGAAGAGCGAAGCCGCTTTCGTCAAAAAGAAGATCCCCGGATTGATTGCGAAGAAGATGTGTCACCTAAGCCTCACTATTCAATCTGGCCGGTGAAGTAGGTGCGAAACTGCGAAGCGGTCACTTCTGGACGACCCTCTAAAACGCGGATGCGATTTTCTTGCTGAAAGCTTAGCTTCAGAAGCACCTTTGCGAAGCCGTCCGGGCTGTCTAGCAAATCATCAATGGTGATTTTTCTATCAACGTCTTCCTGGTCAATCTCTGCTTGAGTTTTAGCAATGACGCTCCAATACCATACATACGTCCCATCGCCTTGCAAAACAGGCTGTTCCGCCTGTTCCACTCTCTGAGTGTCGTCAATAATTGGAGCATCTGCGACCACGCACCGATAAATGTTCCACTGCGCCAAAACTTCGTCGCTTGGAGACTTTGGGAACGATACGTTTGGGTAATCGCGGCGCAACTGTTGCAGCGTATACTTCACAAGGTTTCCGTTGATGTTTTTCAGATACATGATTTTTCCCTACAGAAGATATATAATTTGAATGATACCTGTGGAGCCAGCCTGACCGCCTGCACAACCGGTGTAGTTACCAGACGAGTAACCAGCAGATGCGCCGTTACCGTATAGACCAAATTGACTGCCAGGATTCTCACTTAGAAGAGCAGAGCCTGTTATTTCAAGTCCGTCACGAACTACAATTTCGGGAAGTTCGGATAAATCGGAAGGAAATACACCAGACATCGGATCGGCGGCGGTCGAGGTTGAACCGCCAGAACTGGACGTGCCGCGACCGCCGCCGCCTGCTGTCATTTGCCAAGGAGTGTTTCCTGGGGATCTAAAGTATGACGATACGCCATCGGATCCGTTAGCAAGTGACGTTCCGTTCGCGCAAACATAAGAACCCCCGGCGCCGCCGCCGCCTAAGCGGTAAAGCCCTCCAGAGAAAACATCGATGTTAGGCACAAAGTAATACCCGCG